CTAAAAGTTCTTTAAGGATGTTCCCTGCTGGAGTTTTAAGTATTTCTACCTTACCCATCACATCATCACCCTTCCAATATACTTCTCTGATGATATGTGAAGTGTTTTTTAGTTCAACTACCGAAGATTCAGGATGGTCTAACTCACCAAACGCTCTATTTTCTTTGATTTCTCTATTTTTGTATTTATCCACTTCTCTTTCTAAGATTGAACGTGGATAAACTCTACCATTTTGATTTTCAGCTTCAGCACGTTGCAGGACACCATTAACAATCAACCTACCATTGTTATCTTCCAATGATTCATTGATTTGCCTCTTAGTCATAGTAAAAGGAATTGTATCTATAAGTAATCTTCCCATTATGCTCCCCAAACTTTTCGTTTTCTATATAAATCAAACATGATTTGTGCTACTTCATATCTTATAAATAGACGAATATTCTCCAAATCCTTATTTGAGAGTTCTTCTTTTAATATTTTCTTTTTGGAACTCATGCTGATAACTCTTTTAGGTTTCTAGCTACCTTTAACATACGTTCTGAAATTTTTCCAAATCTTTTTTTAGTTGATTCCCAATATTGACCCGAATGAACACCAGCTTCTGTTTTCAATTTAGCGTTTTGATTAACCATTCTTTCCAACTTAAACATCATACTATTGATTTCTTTAATAGAATCATTTATTTTTTGATGTTGCTTTCTTGAATCATCTTTTTTAAACTCTTTATAAGAAATCTCATTGATTTTATTTTCTAACTTACGTTCTAATGATTCTAATTTTTTAGTATTCATTTTTTTCTCCTTTGATTTCTTATATCCTAAAACTTCAATATGTTCATCATCCAAATCATCTTCATCTTTACTTTTAGCAAAGGCATGTGGGGTTTTAATAGGGCCCTCACCACCATCTAAATTAGCAGTTACGTTAGATTCTTCGATTTCTTCGAACTTATCTTCAATTTCTTTTATTAAACTTTTCATTTAAACACCCTTTTCAATTCAGATTTAAGTTCGTGATATCTAAGTAGTGATAAAATTTGAGATTCTGTAATTACTTTAGCTGCTTTTAACTTACTAATGAGTTTTAATACTTCATTTACTTTAATCTTAGTAACAGTATCTGTAACTTTTACATTTTCAATTTCTTTTTTAAGTAAATTACACTCTCTTATTACAAATTTCTTTAATTTTTGAGAATTATCTACTGAGTTGATGTATTCTCTCAAAATATTTTGTTGTTTATCAGTAAGATTTGTATATTTGTTGTTAAAATTCTCAACTAACATCTTCCATGCTAACAATCTCACCTCTTTTGGTTGTTTAGAATAATCTTCGTTAATGGTAGATGTTACTTTATCTTCTGATTTAGAATTGTTTGTTAACGATTCTAACAATGTTGATTTACATTCTACATATTCCTTTGGATTATCAGATGTAGTATGTTCAAATAATTTATATATAGATGCATTTGCTTTATAGTTAGATACTCTATACTTAAAGAAATCTTCTAAAACAAAATTTTTCTTAATAGCTTTGATTAAATTGTACTTCTGTCTATTTAAAACAGATTCGTTTAATTTTTTTCTTTCACTAAGTATGATGTTTACAAACTCAGATGCTTTATACTCTGAAGAAAATGATTCTTCAATAAATACTTTATATAATTTAAGTTCCTTAGCTAATTCTGTACTCTTACCAAAGTGCTCTCTTATAATGTAAGTAGCTCTTGAATCTTTATTGTTCAAAGTATCGGTACTGATTTGTCTTACCAATAATTCGAATAAGATTCCTGTATTTTTGTACTTACTATGTTTCAATTTCTTCATTTGTTTCCTCAGTTTTCGATAAAAGCAACTATATATTTTGTTATAAATATTATATTTTTAAGAATCCAATATGTTTTTCTCATCCAATAATGATAAACTTTCATCATTGGTGTCCTCTTTTAACGATTCTATTATTATTTTTTTGGTTTTTCTATTAGATTTCATACGTCCAATAACTGCATCAATCTGTTCTTGATTGATAACGGAAGTAGCGTTATATCCTTCAGGTCTTATATCAATACTTTTGTTACCTAAAGGGTCTCTACCGAATGGTGATTTATCTTTACCATACGTTCCACCTTCCTTAGGTCTACCAGCACCTTCAAATCCCCCTTCAGGAGCTCCACCTTTGTTTTCACCGAATGCCCCACCAGCATCACCACCACCTTCTTGTGTTGTTAGTGCTGCTAAATCATGTGGTGTACCAAATGATTCTCCAGTCTTAACTGGGTCATTACCTTCTTGCTCAATCTGTTCGTGTCTGAATCCTAATTTCAAATCATTGATAACTTTGAATTGTTCTTCTTTCCATTCATCTTCACTCATATTAAAGATGTTTTTGTAAACCCACTCTTGTGATACCATTCTTAAATCTTTGATATCACTTGCTAATGATACTTTTTCAGACCAAAGGTTTGCTTTTTCTTGCTCATAAATAATAGATGGAGTAGTAAGTTCTAATTCAAAGTTTACCAACTCTTCATCTGTATAACCTTGTGAGTATAAGTGTACAATTGCAATCTTAGTTAATTCTGAAAGTACAATCTTTTGGATTCTTTCTACAGAACGAGCAAATCTAATATCTTCTTGCGCTAATGTTGCTTTACCTTCAACACCTTCTTCGTATCCAATAAATGCTTTTGGAACTTTAAGTGCTGCCATCATTCTGTTTCTTAGGTATTCGATATCATCAATACCACCAAACTCCATTCCACTTAGAGAATCAATCTCAGTACCACTTTGTCCACCTCTAACAGGTAAATAGTAATCTTCCAACATATTCTGCATATTGAATTTAAGATTGTAATCACCAGTAGTTTCATCAATGTATGGAGTTTTCTTCATCTGGTCGATGATGTTACTCATATATGAATCAACCTCAGCAGGTGGAATATTACCAATATCAATTTTGAAAATTCTCTTTTCAGGTGCTCTCATAATTCGATGAATCATCATCGCATCTTCCATAAGAGTTAATTGTTTCCAAGTCTTTCTTGCACCTTCTAACAATGAACGTCCATAAGGTAGGAAGTTTGTATCTGTTAATAATCTGAAATGTGCTACTTGGAATGATTCTAAAAACTTAGTGTTGTTTCTTTGTGAAATTGCATTTGTGTTTTGTTCTTCAACCTCAAATCTTACTGAATAAGGATTATCTAAATCATATCCTTCTTCTCTTCTCGTTTCATATGCCGATAGTGGTTGTGCGTTTACAACACCTAACTCATCATCAATATCTAAGTAAAGATAGTAATCACCATATTTGTTCATACCTCTTACCCAAGACCATAAGTTGAACTCAATGTTCAATACATCATAGAATAAGTTTCTTAATGTTTTCTTTAATTTTTCATCAGATGATTTAACTCTAAGTACATCACCCATATCGTTTTTAAGTGTACACTCATCTGAGTATATATCTAAGATTGATGAGATAATAGAATCTTTATCCATTGCCTCATAATCTGTATATAGTTCTAATTTATTCGAATGGTAGTTAAATCTTTCATTGTATGTTTGCCAATTCTTTCTTGAGTTAGAACCATGCAATCTTCCATACCTATCATAGTAAGCTGAACCTCTTCTATTACCATCACTTTGTAATCTTGAAGAATCAACAACTTTTAATTTATCTTTACCGACTCTTCTAACAACTACCTGAGTTGAGAATAGTCTCTTTAATCTACCGAATAATGAAGTATCTGCCATAATGTTTTTCTTTTATATACTACTACAATATATAAATATACAAAAAATATTTTTAATATCCAAATTTTATAGTAACCAACTTATATCCTCATCACCTCTACCAGTATTAATCTTCCAAGCATCTTTTGCTTTAGATTGATTTGTTTTAAAAACACCCTGCTTAGATGTTAAGGATAATGCTCTTTTATTTAATTCGATTCCCTGCTGTCTTAATTTAAGTGCCGTATCTCTTACCCAAAGTCCTGTTGAAAATGATAATACTAAATCATCATTATAACCTTGTTGAGCTTCAGCTCTATTACCATTCCATATAAAAACAAAAAGTTCATCAATCAATCGTTTAGAACGAACAATCGGAACTCTTTCTCTCATATAAGTATCTAACTTTGAGATAACTAATGGACGTGTTCTACTTGTCATTGAAAAACCAGGTACCATTTGTGATTTATCTTTTAAATCATATGCTTTTTGTAAATGAATATCTTCATCTACATATCCAAACTCTTTGTATGAATAATATAAGTTTTTGTAATTTCTATCTATTGCTTCTTGGATTACTGCCCAACCAATATTTGCGTTCTCAATCACTAATAGAGCATCGTTCCATTCAGTTGCAACATTTACTAACATATTACCATAATCTTTAGTACCTATCTTACCTTTATATTCTGCTACTTGCTCTACACTTTCTACATCAAATACGTGAAACGCTGAATAATCTGCACCATCACCTCTCGCAACATCGGCAACCACTACATAATCTTTTGTATAGTTTGGTTGTGACCATAACCAATAATTACCATCGTATCCTCGTTTCTCTACTGGGTCTTGAACATGGGTTTCTTCATACCATTGTAGAAGTTGTCCATCTACGACTGTGTAACCAGATGAAATAAAATCACAATCACATTCTTGTGCTGCCATCTTCTCACCTAAGAGTTGAGTTTGTTCTGCTCTCCACTTATCATTTCTTTCAGGATGTACAGTCCAATGAAGTTTGATTGGATTCCATCCATCACCCTCTTCACCTTTAATCCAAGTTTTATGAAAGAAGTTACCAACACCATTTGGAGTTGATAATACGATTGCCTTTCCACCAGTTGATAATGTAGATTGAGCTGATGCCCATATCTCATCAATACCTTTAATAAATGCACCCTCATCTATAATCAACATTGATAATGCTTCAGAACGACCTGCATCACCACTAGCTGATGTTGCTTTGATTGTTGAACCATTTCGTAATCGTAAGGATAGTTTGTTATCTTCTTCAGTATCACCCCTTAACCAACTCGGTAAGTTTTCATGCATATACCTAACCTTAGTAACTAAGTTTTTAGCTACCTCTTGCTTAGTTGCGATTACCAATATATTTTTATCATCGTGGAATAACATCATCCATAAAGAATAACCAGCGGATAATGTTGAGATACCTAATTGACGGGATTTAAGAATTACATTATATCTATGTTTATCTAACTCACCCATTACATCTTCTTGAAATGGATACAAATCAAAAAGTATCTTACCTCTCTTTGGGTGTTGAATGTAACAATACTTTTTAAAAAAGTAAACTGGGTTTTTAGCACATTTAACGTACTCTTCCCTAATAAGTTCTTTTATGTTTTTGCTCATTTCTTTCCCAATTTCCAAAGAAACTGAGTTGATATGATTGGTTGAAATTGGTCGTTTAATCCAATACCTAATCCAAACGCCTGCTTCTTTCTCGTTCTGTATAATATAGAACCACCAACATAGTTAAATTGTTTTGATGTTCCATTTAATCCGAATCCTACATAGAATTCTCTTGGATTTATGTATTCAGTTTGAGTTACAGTAGTTGTAGGTATTATAAGTTCTGATTCAACTAACCTATTGAAGAGTGTGTTTTTCCATATTGTATCTGTGATGGTTACGAAACCTAATGAATCTAATTCAATCTTATCAACAAACACATTTTTAGCGTAATAATCTTTTAGAACTTCTAAAGTATCAATTGGAGTATTTACTAAAATAGAATCAACTTGTGTAACTATTTTTGTTTTCC